TCTAATCTTCGTAACTGGGAAGAAGTTCACGAAGAATTTCGGCACGCCTTGGAGATAGCACGATTAGATGCGCTCGCTTACTGGGAAGCGTTGGCCGAGGCGCATATCATTGAGTCGCCTGGGTCGCCAAGACTAAACACAGGGCTTTGGTCTCGATCCATGGCCGCGAGGTTTCCTAATGAGTATCGCGAAAATTCCAAAGTCGAAGTCACAGGCAAAGATGGTGGAGCTTTGCAAGTTGATGTTATGCATGATTTCTCGCAAGAACTGATTAATGATCTTCTGGCTGTAAGACAGCGTGATGCTGAATCCGGAGATAGCTGATCAATTTGCGGAGAAAATTCGCAAAGGGCCTGACCTTGGAAAACTACCGCCAGAGCAGCGTGCTGCTGTCAAAGCGCGAATCAAATGGCTCACACTCGCCAACAGGCATCAAATCCCACCCTCAGGAGATTGGTGGACAATTTGGTTATTGCTTGCCGGTCGTGGAGCGGGTAAAACCCGCACTGCTGCTGAGTGGGTTTGGGACCAAGCATGGACAAAGCCAAACACGCGGTGGTTAGTCTCGGCGCCTACATCAGGGGACGTGCGTGATGTGTGCTTTGAAGGCGACTCAGGTTTGTTAAGCGTAACGCCAAAAGAGTTAATTGAGAATTACACGCGCTCTTTGCATGAGCTACGACTTAAGAATGGCTCTTTGATAAAAGGAATTCCTGCCTCGGAGCCGGAACGATTCCGAGGTCCTCAGTTTCATGGTGGTTGGCTTGATGAGCTTGCAGCCTGGGAATACCTTGACGAATCGTGGGACATGATTCAATTCGGTTTGCGGTTAGGCAATAAGCCTCGTCTTATTTGCACGACAACGCCAAAGCCTAAACCTCTGGTAATTGATCTCGTGGCTCGCGACGGTGAGGATGTATGCTACACCACAGCAAGTACGTATGACAATCTCCAAAACCTTGCTCCAACTTTTAGACAACAAATTCTCCAATACGAAGGCACAAAGCTTGGTAGACAAGAAATTTACGCCGAGCTGATTGATCCTGAAGAATCAGGCATCATCAAACGTGATTGGTTTAAGCTTTGGCCAAATGAGAAAGCATTGCCTAAGTTTGAGTACGTTGTGCAAAGCTATGACTGCGCAACCTCTGACAAGACTAAAAACGATCCTACAGCCTGCACAGTATGGGGCGTATTTAAGCCCGGGCCAGACGCGCCGTTAAGCGCCATGCTAATCGATTGCTGGGAAGAATACATGCAGTATCCAGACTTACGGCCTCGTGTTATTGAAGAAGCTGGTGCAATCTACGGAGATGAGAATGAATTTGGGCATGGCAAAAAAGTCGACCTCATTTTGATTGAGGACAAATCTGCCGGCATATCACTTGTCCAGGACTTGCAACGTGGTGGTTTGCCCGTTAGAGCTTACAATCCTGGCAACGCCGATAAGATGCAACGTCTTAACATTGTGAGCTCAATCATTGCCAAGGGCCGCGTTTACGTGCCTGAGTCTTCGGTTAAAGCGGGTTTTGCTCGTGATTGGGCCGAGCCTTTGATCAATCAGCTTTGCTCGTTCCCCGAGGTCAGGCACGATGACTTGGTAGATAGCACGACACAGGCTTTGAGAATTTTACGTGACATGGGGTTCTTGACGATCGATGTGGTGTATGATGACTCCGATTCTTATGTCGATGAGACACGGCCTAAGCGAGTAAATCCCTATGCCATCTGATGAGCTAAGTTACTTTTACCCCGCGCTTAGCGCTGATCAATCCGAGCTTGATCAAATGCGCTATGAGCTTGCACGACGCGCCGTACCGCCTAAGCCCGCCAATTGGGAAGCAACAAAGGAAATACCCACGCCTGAGAATATTGCGTATGGCAATTACTTGGCTGATGTTGCCAATCAGCAACGATTGGCGCAGACAAAAGCCACAACACCTCAAGGCGCGTTCATGGAGCGCGTCGTAAGTCCGTATGTCGAGCCTGCGCTTACCATTGGTACAGGCATGGCGGCGTTGCCCCTTGCTGCAGCTGAGTCTTTGTTAAAGCAAGGTGTGACTAAAGGCCTTGAGCTTACGAATGTTATAACGCCTGCTGAGAGGGCTGAGCTCCTACGCAAAACACCAAGCATTGAGCAACAGGTTGCAGCAAGGACTTATGTTCCAAGATCAGAACAGGCTCGCGATGTTGTTGAGAATATTGGCCAGTTTTTTGAAGAATCAAAGATTCCACATGCATGGCCGGTTGCAGGTGGCCGAGCACCAACAAGGCCAATGCTCACGCCGGACGATGTCAGAGTTATGGGCGCGCAAGTTGCCAAAACTAAGCGCGAAATACAAGACATCCCAATTGACTATAGCAACGCAATGCGAGGCCTTTACCCCGCTGAAGGCTCTACATTAGGAACTAATATTGCAGATGTAGCAAAAGGCGCCGTCAATGTAACCGAGTCAGCAGTAATGCCAATCATACGCGCTCAGACAGGCAACCCCGATCTTACGCCTGTTGATGTGTATAACGCAATGCTAAGTCCACAATCAAACGCTATGTTTGCCGTCAAGCCAGTAGGCGGGCAATTATTGGTGCCTAAACCATTTGGCAAAACATTGCCGGAAAGAGACCTTACTGGTACTGACCTTGCTGTTTCTAGATTGCAAAATGAAGTAGATCCTGTCAGTGGCGCGTCATCAATTTATGAAAAACCTTCACCCGCAAACTTAATCTCTACGTATGTAACACAATTTGATGACCCAAACCTGTTTCTTGCTGATATGCAAGGTAGTTTTTTTGGAAATAAAATAAGAGAGCTTTTTCCTGATGCTCCGGACAATCAAACTGCACGACAAGCATTTTTATCTTTTTATGATAAAAGTGAGCATAATGCGTTTGTTGAGAAATGGTTTAGTGAATTTCTTGAATCGCCTGAATTAAAAACAAGATTGAAAGACGCAGGCATTGAATTGCCGTCGTTTGCAGAGTTTCGTGATCGTGTTGATGCTGCAAGACAATGGATCACAGGCCCTTACACACAGTATTTGCAAAAATTTCTAGGCACTGAAAAAGACCCTTTCTTAGCAGAAGCTGAAAAGGGCATTACTGCAAAGCCTGCCGCCGATTTGCTAAGTGAATTTGAAGCATTTAAGCAAGATTATCCAAGTGTGCTTAATAAAGTTAAAGAAAGTCGTAAAGCTTTTAATCAACCTGCTGAAGGTGCCTACGCTGAGCCAATTAGTCAAAAAGCAGAATTAGTTGGTACTTTACAAACTGAGTTGCGCGGCCTCACGGCTGAGCGACAAGCTTTAGGCGCAAAGCTTATACAAGAAAATCCAAACCGCGATCCGGCAAGTGATCCAACTTACGCTGCAACAACAAATCCAATTCGTGCAAAAGAACGTGAACTTGTAGCAGCGCAACAAGACTTGGATAATTTGCGCCTTGCACAGGCGTATGAGTTTTTTGCCGACGCGTCGATTGTTGCAAGAACTGCCAAAGACGTAAAGAAAAATTTATCATACATAGGACAAAAGTTTTTTCCAGGCCTTGAAAAAGTGCCTGACGTTGAAACGCTATACAGCATAAAAGGCAATATGCTTGACATAACTGACTACGATCAATTAGGCAAAGCTTTTGTTCGTGATGTGATGTCAGGCGCGATTCCTATTTCTAACATTAAAAATGTGCCAATCGTAAAATTTTTGCAACAACTTGTTGAGCCAAGACTTAAAGAAGAACGCGCAAATAAATTAGCCGAGGTTAGATACATTGTTGATTTACAACAAAAATTATTGGATGATGTAAACGCAATTGGCGCTGATAAAAACTTTGGCAATGCTGCTGTGATTGAGCTTACGAACGCTTTGCCAAAAGACGAAGTGGCGCGAATCTTATCCGCAGATACAGAAGTTCTTGATCATTGCGTAGCTTCGGGGGGTCCGGGCGGAGCACGTAAACATTTTTTAACAGGCAATTCGCGCAATCATGAGCCCGTTGCAAATCCAATAACCGGCGTCAGACAAAGCAAATTTAGTGAATCAAATTTGCCTTCTTATATTCGCGAGGTTGATAGTGGCGAGCAAATGATTGCTTCTATTCGCGATACAACAAGTGGCTATCCGGTAGGCACAATACAGTTTTTGATTGAGCAAGATCGTAAACGCGGCCAGTTGCCTAATCTTTCTGTAGGCTATGTTGGTGGCTATCAAAATGGCCTCATTGAGCGTAAATACGCACCTGCTGTTGCAAAATACCTTAACACAATAAGTGATCGATTGCCGAGAGGCGTTGGTGACAAAATAATGGACATGGGCGTGTTTGATAGAAAAGAATCCTACGACATGCGCTCGCTTGCCAATACCGTAGGCGTTGATCCTGGATTTCTTGACAATGCGCTATCAGACTCACCCAGGTTTGTTACAAAAAATGACGCGCAAGCTGCCCTTGACGCTGTAGCTACTACAACACCAACAACACCAGCAGTAGCAACGTCTACAGATACTCGGCCTGCTTTAGTTACTGCACGGGAAAATCGTGAGCTTTTAGGCACAGGCACATTAGATAGAATGCGTCGACGATTTGACTCTGAAAACGCGCTTGTTCCGCTGTATGAATCTAGAAATCTTGCAGTTAATACTGCGTATGAAATTGTATTAGAGTCAATTGAGGATTCTGATAATGCAAATGACCCATATGCTGTAATAAGAGAATTGCGCAATAACGCTGAAAACGCGCTTGATGAAGAATTTGCAGATCATTTTCTTGGCTTAACAACAGCAAATTCACGCACTACACTTTCGCGTATTTTAAATTCACATGCGCAAATTATTCAAGACAATCTTGCGCCTGCAACGCCTGAGCGACTTTACGGTGTTGGTCGCGCTATGCCTGATGCAATAACTGCGTATGAGCAAATTTTACGCGCAAATAATCATTTTACTGATGCAGACGGTCAGCAGGCGCTTGCCGCGCTACTAGACTTTTTGCGCCGCCCAAACATGCTTGACCAATTTGGCGTTGAAAATTTACCCGCACCTGAGCTTGACCAACTTTGGCAATCATTTAGTAATTTGTATCAAGCACGCGAACGAGCAGGGCCCGTTACATTTGATGAGTTGCAGTTTGCACCAGCAAATACAGAGCAACAAGCATTAATGCAGCCTGCAACACTATTATTTGATGAGTATTACATAGCAAATAACGGATTTGACACACCTGCAGGATTTGAGGCATTAGTTGATTTGGCACGTCGTGCTGAATTTGCGCCCGATACGTTGCCGCCTTTAAGAAATGCG